GTGTGATGGTGTATGGTATGTAGTAGAAGAGATAGAGTGGGACATGATGCCTGAAACTAACGAGTGGTACTGTATATATTACTGCTTAGATCAGGAGTGTGTTGAAGTTGTGCTGCATGAAGGTATGATTGAGTTAGTTAACAAATCAATGAGGGATGTGATATGAAATGCTGTTATGAGTGTGAGAATCTACGCGCTAAGCGTTGGCTACCTAAGAATAATAAATTTGAATGGCGTTGTTCTCTAGACCCTGATAGTCATACACCTTGGGACATCTGGGAAGAGCATAACTGTCCTGATTTTGTACAAGGATACGAAGATGAGGAGCATGAACTTGAATGAGTTATCTTTATTTAGTGGTGCAGGTGGTGGTTTACTTGGCTCAAAATTACTAGGATGGAGGCACGTTGGTTATGTTGAATACGAAAAATACTGTCAAGAAATTATTAATCAAAGAATCAAAGATGGATTCCTCGACGAAGCCCCAATCTTTGGAGACATTGACGAGTTCATTAAGTCCGGTGCCTCTAAAAAGTACAAGGGATATGTCGATGTGGTTACGGCAGGTTTTCCCTGCCAACCATTTAGCGTTGCAGGAAAGCAAAAAGGACAAGACGATGAAAGAAACAAGTGGCCGCAAACGCTTCAGTGTATTCGCGACATTCGACCCCGATACGCATTCTTGGAGAACGTCCCCGGTCTCCTTAATTCTGGATACTTCAGCGAAATCCTCTCTTCGTTGGCCCAAGCAGGGTATAATGCAAGATGGATTGTGTTGGGAGCAGACGATGTGGGAGCCTGGCATCGAAGAAAAAGACTCTGGATCAAGGCTGAATCGGCAGTCAATACCAACTCCATCAGCATGGGATGGAATGAGAGGCCCGGCCAAACAGTACGACCCCAAATCCAAGAGTCAGAAAGACAGGAATCTCAACACATTTGGGAGGATATATCCCAAACCAGGAATGTGGCCGACTCCGACAGCAAGGGACTGGAAGGACAACGGCAAGTCTCCTGCGGAACTGGCAAGGAACTCAGTAACTCTAGCGACTCACGCTGGTGGTCAACTGAACCCGACGTGGGTCGAGTGGCTCATGGGGTGGCCCGAAGAGTGGACAGACTTAAAGCCGTTGGCAATGGACAAGTTCCGTCAGTGGTTAAACAAGCATGGGAAATACTAAGTTATGAAACCTAAAGATAAAGTATATGAAGCAGTAGTCACACCCTTGATCGCTAGACTAGAGCGCATTGAGGCAGGTGAATCCATTAGCCCTTGGCATAAGCCTTGGGTTAAAGATGGCACTGATAATATGTTAAACGGTTTGGGTAGTGCGCGTAATGGTATAACGAAACGTCAGTATAGTGGTATCAATTGGTTGATACTTGGTATGATGTCTGACCATGAGTCAAGGGATTACTTTACCCTGAATCAGTTAAAAGAGTTAACAGGTAACAGTCACCCAGTACCTAATGAGGTATTCAAAGATGCGTATGATGTTGTGTTCTATAAGACTCTGGTCGGGACAGATGAGAAGACAGGCAAAGATAAACGCATACCATTTATGAGAACATATAAGGTATGGAACCGGGATCAGATACCCGGCTTGCCTGAACCAACACCTGATGTTGTCGCTCCAGATTTTAATCCAACTACAGAAATAGATAAGTATATCAACAACTTAGAGTTGCGTGGTGGTATACATATTGGTGGTAACAAAGCGTTCTATCGTCCATCTGATGATGCGATAGCGTTACCACAAGACTCAGCGTTTACATCTGATGCTGAACGTGAGTCAACCAAAGCGCATGAAGGTATCCATGCTACTGGTGCAAAGCATAGACTTGACCGTAAGATATATATCAAGTATGAAAATGCTTACGCTTACGAGGAGTTAGTTGCTGAACTAGGAGCGGCAATGACTTGTTCCTACATAGGTATTCCGCTTGAGCAATTGCAACACACTCAGTATATTAAGTCTTGGCTGACCGCTTTAAAGGATAATAAGAATTATATCTTTAGTGCGGCGGCTGAAGCAAACAAAGCATTTCAGTATCTAACAGAAGATAAGAATGCTACTCATTAGGGATTTGTTTATTGTCTTGCCTACTGTACACTGTCTTCTTCTTAAGTGCTTTGGGCTTGTACTTATTGTACTTGGCAACAAGGTTACGTTGACGTTTAAGCCGGGCTTTATCCTTGGTGTCTGATTTATAGTTGGANTCCATCAAAATTTTCCTCTACTTATATACCTTTAAGGTGTAAAGTATTGATAATAAAAGAGAATATATTTATGCATTACCTATTGACAAACGTATTTTTGTATGATACAATCAAATGTAATATCAACAACATAGGAGTTAAAGGTAATATAGATGACGACCAATTTCTTATTAGACAGGTTAGTTAAGAAGGGATTGATGCTTATGAAGAAGGTACAGTACGATCAGATAAGATCAGATAGTGTGCCTATTGAGGTATATAAAAATAGATGTCTTGGTTATATAGAAAGAATTAATGAGTTAAAATATATTAATAACGATGACCTTGAGAACGCTAGAAAGAGATTGTTTAATGTATACTTCTACCTTCAATCAGTATCAGGCCCGGAAAGACANGTGCCTCATCAGACTGANGTATCTATAGAGATAGTTAGCAAGGCATTAAATCAAGCGGTTGCTGATGACTATGCGAGAAGGAAAGGAGGATTAGGATACAGCGGCGCAACAGGACTCACACTAAGTGAGGATGTTGGTGAACCTATTAACCATTACTTTCGTAAGGTAGAAAAGAAACCAGTAACTCTCATAAGGCCAGTTAATTCAGAGTATAAAATTAACGCCAAGCAAACAATAGAGGAATGGAAAGATGAGATGGCAACACAAAAGAAGGAGATATTAGATGGCGTCATGTCAAGATTGCAATGCAAAGACGGCTACTCATTCTCATCCGATGATGATATGTGATAAATGTTGGGCTTCTAGATATAGTACACAGTTTATGGAAGGTGAGTACATACCTTTCAGAGACATACATAAGGCTAGATTAAAAGGACTTGATCTCTGGAGGAAAGAAGGTGAATCCATCGGAGATTGGGGTGATAGATGTAAAGCGTTTTCAAAACAAAATCAACACAGGAGATTGTTCAAATGATCCATGGTCATACAAAAAACAAACGTACACCTACCTATAACTCATGGCGCAAGATGATGGAGCGTTGTTATAATCGTAATCAACAAGGCTATCATAACTTTGGAGGCCGTGGTATTGCGGTTGATCCAGAGTGGCATGACTTCTCTACGTTCTTGAAAGATATGGGTGAAAGGTTTGTCGATACCTTTATAGATCGTATAGATGTTGACGATGATTACGGCCCTGATAACTGCCGTTGGAGTACTAAGAAAGTACAAGCACACAATCATGCTCGTCGCCGGGCATTAGCCGCTTGACAACTTGGAAGCACTGTGAGCGCACCATCGCTAGTATCCTGGGTGGTGTGCGAACAGGTTGTAATGGTGAGTCTCGTCGAGATGTTGAACATGACAAGTGGAGTATCGAGGTAAAGCACAGGAAGAAGTTACCTGATTGGATACATGATGCTATGGGTCAAGCAGTTATAGAGGCAGAGCATAGAGTACCGATAGTAGTCTTGCATGAAAAACAAATGAAGTATGAAGACAGTTATGTTATACTAAAGATCAAAGACTTTAAGGAAATTACTGATGAACAAGGCATTGATGCATGCACTAGCACCATTCAAACTGATGGAAAAGATATGGGATAGTTGGGAAGAGGCTTATTGGGAAGTCATTAAAGAGATTAAAGAAGAACAGGAATCAGATGATGAATAAACTAGAGATGGATTTTAAAAGACCTTACCCTATTAATAAAGTTAGATGGAGAAAAGGAGGAGGAGGTAATGAGTTAGCATACATTACTGCTAGAGATGTAATGGATAGGCTTGATGAGGTTGTCGGTGTTGGTTACTGGCAGACTCAGTACAGTTGGGTTGGTGATCGTATGATATGTTCGTTGTCTGTGTACATAGAAGACCAGTGGATTACCAAGTGTGATGGTGCTGATGACTCTAATATAGAAGGTGCAAAGGGTGGTATCAGTGACGCGCTTAAGAGAGCGGCTGTATTATTTGGTATAGGCAGGTACTTGTATCATCCAAATGCTTTTGATCGTGATAAGAAACCTGCTTCTTGGGCAACCCCAGAGGGTTTCGATGAATTAATGGAGAAGAAAAATAGTGGCGTTTAAAACAGAATTAGGAGAGACAATCTTCAAACAAAAATATGCCAGTAATCCCTATGAAACATGGGATGACAAGGCACACTCGGTAGTTAACTCTGTATGTGGTGACCTGAATGGTACTAAGAATATCCTTATGGAAAAGAAAGATAGGGATAGACTAACTAAATATATAGCAGAGTTTAAGTTTATGCCGGGAGGTAGATACCTGTGGTATGCAGGTAGAGAAGCAAGATTCTATAACAACTGTTATCTATTGAGGCTTGAAGAAGATAGCAGAGAAGAATGGGCAGGTGTTACTGAACGTGCAATGACTTGCTTGATGACTGGTGGTGGTATTGGTGTGGATATTTCTAGGGCTAGACCGTCTGGCAGACAGTTGAAAAGAACTGGAGGCGTTGCATCTGGCCCTATCCCTTTGCTATATACACTGAATGAGGTAGGTAGGAATGTAATGCAGGGTGGTAGCCGTAGGTCTGCTCTGTATGGTAGTATGAATTGGCAACACGAAGATGTATGGAAGTTGTTACACGCTAAGAACTGGCATGATATTAAAGTAGGTGATACTAATATTGCCGAACTAAAGAAGGCTGACTTTAACTTTCCTGCTCCATTAGATATGATGAACGTGTCCTTAAACTATGATGATGCTTGGTTGAAAGACCCGATCAACGATGTGTTTATGGAGAATGTTAGACAGGCAATGATGACAGGTGAGCCGGGCTTCTCATTTAACTTTGGAGATAAACAGAATGAAACTTTACGGAACGCTTGTACAGAAATTACAAGTGAAGATGATTCGGATGTATGTAATCTGGGCAGTGTTAACCTTGCTAATATCGAAAGCATTGAGGAATTTAAAGATGTCGTTTCGCTCGGCTCTAAATTTCTAGTATGCGGATTGATGAGAGCGCACTTACCTTATGAGAAAGTTTATAAAGTAAGACAGGCTAACAGTCGTATAGGTTTAGGTCTTATGGGTATGCACGAGTGGTTACTGCAACGTGGATACAAGTATGAGATGGTAGACGAACTTAAGAAGTGGATGAAAGTGTATGAAACACAAAGTAAAGAATCAGCAGACGAACATTGCGATAGATTTTTGTTACAACCTCCTAAAGGATATAGAGCAATTGCGCCTACAGGAACCATCAGTATCCTCGCAGGAACTACCTCTGGAGTGGAGCCTATCTACGCCGTGGCATACCGCCGAAGGTATCTGTCAGACGGAACCAAATGGAAACATCAGTTTGTCGTTGACGGTACAGCACAAGCGTTAGTAGATTCAGGCATTGATCCTAATAAGATTGAGTCTGCTGTTGACCTTGCCGCTGACCCAGAACGTAGACTAAAGTTTCAGTATGAGTTACAGAAGTATGTAGACCATGCTATTAGTTCCACGTTAAACCTTCCTGCTTGGGGTAGTGAACTTAACAATGAAGATAAGATTGTTGGCTTTGCTAATCTAATTAAAAAGTATGGGCCAGGACTAAGAGGATTAACATTCTATCCTGACATGGCTAGAGGTGGGCAACCTATAACATCAGTACCTTATGAAGAAGCGCATAGTAAACGAGGTGTAGTGTATGAAGATAACAGTGAAGAGCAATGCTTATCAGGAGTGTGCGGAATATGAGCGGAGCAAACTTAGATGGATACAATTCTCCAAGAGAAGGTATACATAAGTTAGAGATGCAAAAGCGTATTGATGTACTTGAAGAAAATGTTAAAGACCTTCAAGATATAGTGTATCAATTGATTGAGCAAGTAGTATCTGATGGAAAATAACTATGACACCTAAACATTATGACCTAGCAATACAACCGATTGATTTTATTTTAGAAAATAACATGGGGTTTATTGAGGGAAATATTATCAAGTACATTTGTCGGTATAAACTAAAGGGAGGTGATAATGATCTGGAAAAAATCAAGCATTACTGTGACATTCTAATCAACAGAGGTAGCATAACTTAGATGCAACTATCTAAAGATATTAGATGGAAAGTAAAAAAGTATACTGACTGGGTGGCTACACTACCTTGTGCTAACTGTGGTACAGAAGATGGTACTGTGGTCGCCCATCATCTAAAGACTAAGTTGTTACCTAGTCACATTAGAGGAGGAGGTATGGCTGTGAAAGTAGATGACTGGTTGACTATGCCTTTATGTTATACTTGTCATGTAGAAGTACAC